GCTTTTGTAATCGGCCTCTACCCCTGGACATTTGCAGCCTCTTCCGTTTTTTGACACCGAAATCCCTAACAAAGATTACTTTTATCAGCTTCAAGGGTATATGTGGCTAACTGGAAAGCAGCAGGCAATGCTTTGTTACTGCCTTGTTGACACACCTATCGAAATGGTAGAAGATGAAATCCGCAGAGCGCATTGGAAACTGCACAAGATTGACGAGGATTTAGATTTGCGTGAAGAGGTTGAAAGTAAGCATCAGTTTTCACACATACCAAAGAACCGCAGAGTCAAAGTGTTCTATGTACAAAAAGACGAAGCAGTCATTGAGCAGATAAAAGCTCGCATAGAAGACTGTAGATTGTATTACAATGCCTTAATCGAAATGCTATGAACCAAGAAGTAAAAGACCAAGTAGTTTTATCCGTGATGGCGAAGTACGCTGAACGCTCTGCAATAGGCATACGAAAATACGGAGTAACATTAGACCGAGAAGACCTGACTATTTATGATTGGATAAATCATGCTCAGGAGGAGGCTATGGATTTCACGTTGTACCTTGAGCGCATCCGTAAAGAAATTCAGTTAATAGAAATAAAAGGATTTAGCAACGGCTACCGAGAAGCGATTAAAAACGAAAGAGGCTGCAAATGTTCAGGGGTTGAGGCAGAATACAAATGCCATTGCTTTAATAAACAAAAGCTAAACAAAGACGAACAAAAAGAAAAGCTAATTGAGTTGATGAACATGGATAGTTACGATAAATCAGAATAAGATGAAAGTAACAATAGAATACGACAACGAGCAAGACGCAATCCAAGCGTTAAAAGCTGAGCGATGGCAGGGCGCATTGTGGAAACTTGACCAAGAGTTGCGAGGCATAGTGAAACACGGATACATTGGAAGCCGAGAAGCTACTGAATGCGAAGTAGAAGTCTACGACCAATGCCGTAAGATGCTACGTGAAGCAATGAACTATAACGAAATAACCTTTGACCTATGAGCCACAACCAAAACGAGCGCAACGAATACTGCGCAGCAATAGCAACAATGATAATGGTAACAGTTATCGCAATTATTTTAGTAATCAATTTAATTTTTAATTTATAATGGAAAACAAAACAAACACGGGAGCAATCTTCAAAAACACGAACAAGAAAGCTGACAATCATCCTGACTACAAAGGAAAGGTAAACGTAAACGGCAAAGAAATGGAAGTTGCTCTATGGCTAAAAGAAGGCAAAGCAGGTAAATACTTTAGCGCATCATTTAGTGAGCCGTATGTAGCACCTGAAACAATGGAGAGAAGACCAATAAGTGACGAAATGGAAGACGATGGACTACCCTTCTAATATGTACATAGACGACGACACACTCCGAAAGCAACTGAATAGGATATTGTATACAAAAACACGAAACCAAATAGTCCAAGAGATAAAAGCCAAAGGACTCAAGATGCACCAGTTTCAGTTAAACAACTTCCTACAAGGCAAAGACGTAACCTTATCAACCTTACACAAGATAGATAACTACGTTTCGAGAGAGATTTACTTAAACAATTTAGAGCCACTTTAACGAGTGGCTTTTTTATTTTTATTGCGTGATTAGAATTTAGTCTTATATTTGTTTAGAATTTAACCAATGGATGCACTCAAAATATTAGCAGACCATCACAAAGAATGGGTAAAGATAGTCCGTTCATTTGGAGAGCAAGACCTCGCAGAAGACGTTGTTCAGGATGTTTACCTGAGAATAGTCAAATACAACTACGAGGAAAAGATACTAAAAGACGGACGACCAAACATTGCTTTGATGTGGATGATGCTTCGAAACCGAGCATTCGAAATAAACAAAACGGGTAGCGTTCAGTTTCTATCATTAGACGAAGTACGAGGAGTGGCAGATGAAGATTGCGAGTTAGATAAACACGAAGCACTTGAAAGATTGCATATCAGGATACATGAAGAGATGGATAATTGGCATTGGTACGATTCAATGCTGTTTAAAGTATACAAGGAAGGCAACGCATCCATGAGAGACATTGCTAAAGACTCAGGTATCTCACTCACTTCGATATTTAACACGCTAAAAAATTGTAAGGAAAGATTGAAAGAGGAGGTAGGCGAGGACTACCAAGATTATACAAACCAAGATTTTGATTTAATATAACTAAAATGGCAAAAACACGAACACCAAGAAAAGCACAAGGCTTAGGAGATACAATAGAGCAAATAACTGAAGCTACAGGTATCAAGAAACTCGTAGAATTTATAGCAGGAGAGGACTGCGGATGTGAGGAGCGCAAGCAGAAACTCAATGAATGGTTTCCATACCGCAAACCTGAGTGCCTAACTGAAGAGGAATACAACTGGCTTACTGAAACACGAATCCTCGAAAAGGACACCTTCAAACCAAGCGAAGTAACAAGAGTAAGAGAAATCTATTCACGAGTAATGAAAGTACGTTTAGAACCAAGCTCATGTGCTTCATGCTTTAGGGAGATAGTATTTAACCTGAGAAAGATTTACCAAGCATACGAAGCTAACTAAACACGGACACCAGTTATGCCAATACCAACACCACTACCCAAAGAGCAAACAAACGAGTTTATCCAAAGGTGCATGATGGATGACACAATGTCAAGAGAGTACAAAGACATTGACCAACGTTACGCAATATGCAGAGAACTACTAACAAAACACGAACTAACCAATGGCAAAAGTAGGAAGACCACGAAAGATAGATAGCCCTGATACACTCCTAAGTCTATTCAGAGAATACAAGACGTGGGTAAAAGACAATCCAAGATACAAGTACACACTCAACCAAAGAAGCGGAGAGATGGTAGCAGAACCTCTTGAAGTACCTTTGTCAATGGAAGGCTTTGAAGTGTGGGCATTCGAGAAACACGAGCTTTGGATTGAGCATTACATCAAGAATACAAACGAGGCTTATCAAGAATTTTGCTCCGTCTCTACATATATAAAGCGAGAAATCCGCTCAGACCAAATCAATGGAGGCTTAGTAGGTCAGTACAATGCTAACTTAACTGCACGTTTAAACGGACTAACTGAAAAGACTGAAACGACTGTCACAATGGAGATGCCGTTATTCCCTGAAGAAACCAAAGCAATAGACGCAGATGTTCAAACGAACTACCTCAATAAATAAAATCCTATCTCTAAAAAGACGGATTAAAATCATTCAAGGAGGAACATCTGCAGGAAAGACTTTTGGTATACTTCCGATACTCATAGACAAGTGTACCAAAGAAAAGGGCTTAGAAGTCTCCGTAGTGGCTGAGACGATACCTCACTTGCGTAGGGGTGCGCTAAAAGACTTCCTGAAGATAATGCGTTGGACTAATCGCTACTTTGACGACAGGTTCAACAAGACTTTACTTAGATACGATTTTGCTAACGGCTCATCAATAGAATTCTTCTCAGCTGACGATGCGTCAAAACTACGAGGAGCAAGACGTGACATCTTGTACATTAACGAGTGCAACAACGTAACCTTTGAGTCTTACAATGAGCTTGCCATCCGTACAAAGCGAGAGGTATTCTTAGACTTCAATCCTGCAAATGAGTTTTGGGTACACAAGGAACTCAAAGACGAACCTGACACGGACTTTATCATTCTAACGTACAAGGACAACGAGGCACTTGATGAAAGTATTGTCACACAAATTGAAAAAAATCGTGACAAAGCAGCTACGAGTTCTTATTGGGCGAATTGGTGGCGAGTCTATGGTCTTGGTGAGGTTGGTAGTCTTGAAGGAGTGGTATTCAACAATTGGAAGGAGATTGACACGATACCAAAAGAGGCGAAGCTCATCGGCATCGGACTTGACTTTGGTTACACGAATGACCCGACGGCAGCAATTGAGATTTACAATTATAACGGAACACGGATAGTAAACGAACTTGTTTACCGCACAGGAATGGTCAACTCTGACATCGCAAAGATACTTCCGTTAGGTGTTATTATTTACGCAGATAGCTCAGAGCCGAAATCAATCGAAGAAATCAGGAGGCAGGGCAAAACGATTAAAGGAGTAACGAAAGGAGCTGACTCAATTAACTACGGGATAGACGTAATGCAAAGGCAAGATTACTTAGTGACCAAGCAAAGCACAAACCTCATCAAAGAACTCCGCTCCTACTGTTGGGATACGGACAAGCAAGGTCAGCGAATGAGAAGACCGATAGACCACTACAATCACGCTATTGATGCACTCAGATACCACGAGATGGAAGCACTCGGACTAAAATCTAACTATGGACAATACAACATCCGATGAGCTGCCTAAAATGAAACGGGTAGTAGAGCAGTACATACAAGATAAAACAGGCAGGAAGGTTAACATCGTGTTCAATGACGTGTTCAACGTGCGCAGACACTCTCAGATGTTGGCTCAGGCTTATGCGTATGTGTTACAAAAAGACGAACAACAAGTTAAATAAATATGGAAGTACAAATAAACGTACCATCAAATCTAAACGAGATACCACTAAAGCACTATCAGGACTTCTTGAAGGTGCAGCAGAACTCTACTGATGAAGAATTTGTAGCTCAAAAGATGGTAGAAATCTTCTGCGGAATACGATTGACTGAGGTAGCTAAGATTAAACTGACTTCCTTAAATGAGTTGATAGTGCATTTCACTACACTTTTTAGTTCCGTTCCTAAATTTCAACCTACTTTCAAGATTAAAGATATGGAGTTTGGCTTCATTCCTGAGTTGGAAGAAATCAGCTTTGGTGAGTATGTAGATTTAGACTCTCATTTGCAGAGTTGGGATAACTTCCACAAGGCTATGGCGGTGTTGTATCGTCCTATCAAAACACGGAAGAAAGATAAATACGAGATACACGATTACGACCCTAACATCGGTGCGCAAGACTTAATGAAGTACGCTCCATTGGACGTGTGCATTGCAGCATCGCTTTTTTTTTGGACTTTAGAAAGAGACTTATTACAAGCTACCCTGAACTATTTGGAGAAGGAGATAGCGAAGGAGACGAACCTATCGCAGACTTTAGCGAAACAACTCAATTTAGCAAGCTATGGGGATGGTATCAGTCACTTTATGCAATCGCTAAAGGAGACATCACTAAGTTTGACGAAGTTACCAAATCAAGACTTACTCGGTGTCTCACCTATCTCACGTTTGAGAAGCAAAAAAACGAAATTGAACAAAGACAACTCCAAAGACAACTAAGACGATGACAGGATTTTATAGGGTATTAGAGTTAATTAAATGGCATTTTGACAATGACCCGTTAGTTAACACGACTACTGAAGGCGATATTTTTGAAGTAGACCTAAACAAGCAAACAATCTTTCCGCTTGTACACTTAATGACTAACAACGTATCTTTCGAGACCAACGTAGTTCGTTACAACCTTTCTTTGATTGCTATGGACATCGTTGACATCAGCAAGAAAGCGACTACTGACGTGTATGTCGGTAACTCAAACGAGCAGGACGTACTCAACACGCAACTGGCTATCTTAAACCGCTGCTATGACATGATGCTACACGGTAACCTGTGGGATTTAGAGTTTGTTGTAGATGGCAATCCAACGTGTGAGCCTTTTACTGAGCGATTCGAGAACTACCTTGCAGGATGGACTATGACATTCGATGTTCTTATCCCTAACGAGATGACCATTTGCGAGACTGACGGATACTCTCCGTTTTGTCCAAGTGCAGAGGTTAGAAACACGGACTCAAGCTACACAGCATCAGTTGTCAGCGGTGGCACTTTGGTATTACCTGACACAACTTTCAACGTACAAATAGACGGAACACAAGTAGCAACATCTACTTACCCAACATTAAGCACACAAACTATTAATTTGATATGGCAGTAAATATAAACGTACCATCACAGGTCAGAACCTTCGCTAATTTAGCCGCATTCCCTGCCTCAGGCGCAGTAAAAACTATTTACATAGCTGAGGACACCAACAAGACGTATCGTTGGGATGGCTCAACATATGTAGAAATATCTGCAACCGCAGCAACAAGCTTAACCATAGGCACTACACCGATAGCTTCGGGTACTGTTGGTCGTGTATTGTTTGAGGGAACGGGCAACGTGCTACAAGAAAGTGCAAACTTGTTTTGGGATAATACGAATGGAAGATTGGGGATTGGCACAAGTTCGCCTACCGACAAACTTCATGTTTTAGGTGGCAACACGAATATATTTAAAATTCAATCGAATGTAGCTAATTTGTTCAATCAATTTGTATCTACTGACGGAACGGGTGAATATGGTATTTTCAATGATGCTTTTTACTTTCAGCCACTTACAACCTTAGCAAATGGACTCCGTTTTTTAAATGGTGCAAATGCAGTTGTCTTGCAAATGAGCCAAGTAGGAAACATTCAAATAAACACAACAACCGATGCTGGCTTCAAGTTAGACGTCAATGGAACTGCGAGAGTAACTACATCACTTGCAGTAGGTGTTTTAGGAACAGATGGGTATATATATTTAAATAGAGCATCAACAGGAGGAAACGTTGGTGGCATTAGAGCTCAAGGATCTGGTTCTGAAATAGGCGGAGGTGGTTTTTTAGACAGAATATTATGTAGCAATGGTGCTGGATTATATTTCTATACATGGACAGGGTCAGGCAGCGTTTCAACCCAAAGAATGCAACTATTTGGAACTTCAGGAAATCTACTAATTCAAAATGGAGGAACATTTACAGACGCAGGATACAAACTTGACGTTAACGGGACTGCGAGGTTTAAAGATAGTGGCTCTGCCGCATCAATAATTATGCAATATGGCACGGGCGGTTGGATAGCTGTTAGCAACTCAGGCGGTACTGAGGCTATAAGGTTAAGAGGCGGGGGCGGACCTTCATATTTTAACACGGGTCAAAATGTTTTGATAGGTACAACCACAGACATTGCATCCTCTTTAGTTACAATGGAATCCACTACAAAAGGCTTCCTACCACCACGAATGACCACAACACAACGCAACGCAATTGCATCACCTGCAGCGGGACTAATCGTATACGACACAACATTAAACTTGCCGCACTTTTTCAACGGAACAATTTGGGTATCACTTTAATAATAAAAATATGAAAACACAACCAACACAAGGCGTAGCAATTGAACCGATTGCATACCCATTAAACGCAGGAACGGCAACGCAAATGTCCGTTTTAGTTCTTAACTTTACAACTGAGGCAACCACTTGCACAACGTACTACGAACTTTTAACCGAAGAAGGTAAGTGCTTAAAGGCAGACAACTACACGCTAACACCTGAGCAGTTCGCAGCTTGGGGCTTAGATAACAACGTAGTGAATGAGTATGTAGCTGAGGCTATCGGAGTAACAATCCTGTAAAAACACGAACTATGATAACGTTAAATGAAGAACAAGTAAAGCAGTTAGAAGCAATCCTCGCAGAAATGCCGATGAAATTTGGAGTGCCTGTATTAAACATTTTGAACGCTGCTGCTAAGGCAGAAAACACGGATGCAGAAGACTGAAGTACAAAAGGAGTTAGAGAAGTTTAGAGACTATGTAATTAGTCAGTCAAGACGTAACTTGTCAAGGCTGAAAAAGAACTCATCTAAACGCTTGTATCAGTCTATTAAGGGTGATGTTAAAGCAATGCCTAACTCTATGTCAATTCAGTTCTCAATGGAAGATTACGGAGTTTTTCAAGATGCAGGGGTGTCAGGTAAGAAAAAGAAATACAACACACCGTACTCTTATAAATCCAAGATGCCACCACCTAAAGCATTTGACAAATGGATTGTGCGCAAAGGCTTATCACCAAGAACAAAAGGCGGTCAGTTTAAAAGCCGCAAAGGTTTGTCTTTTGCTATTGCTCGTAGTGTGTTTATGAACGGCATCAAACCAAGTTTGTTCTTCACCAAGCCATTCGAAGCTGCGTACAAAAGATTACCTGAAGAACTCGTAGAAAAATACGGATTAGATGCGCTAAAATTATTCAACCAACAAGTCGACCAAATACTAAAATAAAATGGCTAACATAAATGCAAGGAGTCCATACATCGTAACGATAAACGAAACAGGGCAAATAGAAACGAAATTAGAAATCTATCTTTGGAATGGCACAGGCTCAATACCTGCCTCGCCTTCATACACGCTTTCTAAGCTCATTCCTGCCTCGAATAGTCCTGCAACATATTACGATGTATCTCCGTTCATTAGAGAGTATATTTCACACGCATCACTTCAGAGCATTACAAACATTATTACCGCAACTCCGAGTGCGCAATGGTGCAACGTAGGCTTAAAGCTATTCAAGAAAGTTACGACCTCATTTATTCAGGTAGGCTCAACACAAACTCACTTTGGTTTGGATGGCTACGGATTTTACTTAGACGGTGCAAATCCTGCCTTAGGTAATTACTTACTGACTCCATCAACCTACACTTACAATTACGATGCGTCAGGTGAATACGGATGGCTTACGCTTTACACAGGCAGCGGCAACTCGGTAAAATACACGAACCTTGTCACAGGCATAACCTCAACAACTGGTTTAACGAATAACGTTTGGCGAGATGTACCGAGAGTGCGCTCTGCATTTGCTGCTGATGGTAACCTTTTAGAAATCATTGACGGCAGTTCTACCGTGCTTTATTCGGCTACGTTCGTACCTAAAGAGGAGTGCAAATACACACCTGTTCAGATTGACTTTGTAAACAAGTTTGGAGCATGGCAACGTGAGTGGTTTTTCAAAGCATCTTACAACGGATTGAACGTTGAAAACACGGAGTACAATTTGATGCCTAATACATACCCTAACTACTCTCACTTGGAAGGTCAGAGAAAGGTCTTTAATGCTAACGGAAAGGAAACCATCCGAGTGAATACTGATTGGGTATCTGAGAGCTTCAATGAAGTAGTTAAGCAAATGATGTTAAGCGAGCGAATTTTGATTGATAAGAAACCTGCCAAGCTAAACACGAAATCCGTAGACCTCAAGAAATCTATCAACTCAAGTTTGATTAGCTACGAGATGGAATTTGAATACGCATTTGACACCATTAATTCAGTATCCTAATGAATAGAAGCGTAACAATATACATCGAAGGTCAACGCATTGAACTCTTCAACGATGAGACTATAAACGTCACTTCGTCAATTCAAAACGTTCAGGACTTATCCAAAACTTACACGGACTTCTCACAGGGATTTACCGTACCTGCCAGCACTCACAACAATGCAATATTCGAGCATTGGTATCAATCGGATGTCAACGCAACTACTGACCCTAACCTACGCAAAGACGGATATATTGAGATAGACTTAACAACGTTTAGAAAAGGAAAGATTCAATTAGATGGAGCAGTAGTTTCTAACGGCAAACCAAGCGCATACAAAATCACTTTCTTTGGAGAGGGTGTAACGCTTAAAGATTTGTTTGGAGAGGACTTACTGTCGGATTTAGACTATACGGAACTATCTCACAATTTTACATCTGCTGAAGTTAAAGCAAGGATAGAAGATAATACCAATGCTTACGATGTAAAGTACCCGCTAATCACGTCTAATCGCATTTGGGAGTATCAGAGTACACCTGTAAACGTACCATTTCCGAATTGGCTTGTAAACGTACTGACTCAAAATGATATTCACACCACTTCAGGAGCAATAAATAAAGATGAGTTGTTTCCTGCAGTTAGGGTTACAAAAATTCTTGAGGCTATTGAAGCGAAATACGGAATAACTTTCAACGGAACTTTTCTAACTGATGAGCGATTTACTAAATTGTTCTTATGGTTCAAAGGTAAGGAGACGCTTATAAAAACTTCCTACGGCTATGACTTAACTTCGACTACGGTTGTTCCGACTTTTGTTAATTACGATTTGACTCAGACTTACACAGCAGCGACTAACACAATTCATATTGAAGAATTGCCTGCTGTAATTACGCATCGATTGATTTACAACGTAACGTCAACTACAAGCTCTGCTGATTACTACATTGATGTATACCAAAACGGAAACTTATTCAACACGATTGTAGGGTCAGGAACGGGAGTTTACACCTTAGATAATATTTCTCAAGTGGTCGGATTAAATGCGTTGTATACAATTCAGATACGCACCTCAGGAGCTAACACGATAGCTTCAAATTTGGTTTATGAAGTTGACTACGTTACTTCAGGCTCGGTAAACACGGACTATCTTACGGTAACTTATTCGTCTTTGGCTATGGCTTTAGTTTTAGACCTTTCAGCAAACGCTCCTAATATGAAGGTAGGCGAGTTTTTAAAAGGAATTATGCTTATGTTCAATATGACAATTTACTCCCTAAAAGACACGGAGTATTGGCTCGAACCATTAGACGATTGGTATTCTAAAGGAGCGGTTGTAGACATCACTCAGCACACGGATGTAACTACTATCGAAATGGAGAGAATGCCGCTTTACAAAAAGATACAGTTTAAGTTTGAAGACTCTGAATGTTTCCTAAACAAGAACTTCTCGCAGACTTACAACCGCAGCTACGGAGACACGACTTACCAATATAATTACGATGGTGGTGAGTTTACAATTGAAGTGCCTTTCGAGAATTTACTCCAAACCAAGTACAACGGAACGCAGCAACTGCAACTCGGCTACTCTTTAAACGGGGAGTTTTCTCCGTATATTCCAAAGCCTGTTTTATTGTACCAATACGATAACCAAGTCACGGATTTTAAATATGCAAACGATGGAGGCGGTCATTCAACAATAACAACTTACACTCCATTTGGTCAAGACTTAGAATTTAACAACTCAGACATCACGCTGAACTTTGCGCCTGAGACCTCAACGCTTTTGGAGTACCCAATCCAAAACACGCAATTCAGCCAATACTATTTTAGTTACTTGTACAACCTTTACAACTTGAAGCAGCGACTTGTCAACGTAAAGACGAACCTACCTACAAGCCTAATTACAAACCTTCAGCTCAACGATAGGCTAATCATTAGAGACAAGCGTTACATCATAAACGAAATGCAGTCTAATCTAAACACAGGCGATGTAGACTTTCAGCTCATCTTAGATTTTAGGCCGATAATTAACTCAACTATTCCGCAACCAAAAGCCAATACTGAAGGTGGCAATGTGAACTATCCAATCAACTTACCAAACGGAGCATTTGAAGCTAACTTGTCTTGTGTGGACACGGACGTAACTTTCTCAGTAAATCCTGTGGAGAGTTCGCAAATAATTCAGATAGGTATTCCTTCAGGTTCAGCAGGCACGGTTTATACAATTCGCATTACTTATAGTTATATAGATGGTACTACGAGTGAAGAATTTTTTAACATATTCCAATGATACAACAAATAATCACCATGCTGCAATTAGATGATTTCTACGGAAACACGGAAACCATTGACATCGCCAAAGGAAAATACAAGCTACACACGTCTATTAAGAAAGGAATTAAACAAGCAAAACGTGAACTCATAAACAAACGAAATGGCAGAGGTTAAAAACATTAAAATAAACGTAGACACTAAACAAGCTACTCAGGCGATGGATGACCTCGCCAAAGCAACACACGATGTCTCTGCAAGTTTTGAAGAAGTCTATGGTGACTTACAACCGCTTACCACTCGTATGGGAGAGGCTGAAGACCGCTTGTATGAGTTAGCTAACGCAGGACAAACCGCAACCAAAGAGTATCAAGATTTATTAAACACCGTTGCCAACTATCGTAAGGTACAAATCCAAACTGATATGGCAGTTGATGCCGCATCAAGTACCTTCTCAACTAAGTTAGGCGGTGCGTTAGGTGGTGTTACTTCAGGTTTTGCTATTGCTCAGGGCGCAATGGGCGCATTTGGTGTAGAGTCGGAAGACTTAGAAAAGCAGTTGCTCAAAGTTCAGAGCGCAATGGCTATTGCGGAAGGTGTCAAAGGATTTAGAGAGGCTATTCCATCAATCAAGGCTTTTGGTAATGCTATGAAAGCGGCTATCGGTTCAACGGGTATTGGCTTACTTGTTGTTGCGTTAGGAACAATTGTAGCGTATTGGGATGATATTAAAGCTGCAGTAAGTGGAGTAAGCGATGAACAAACAAGACTCAACGCAAAGACGGATGCTAACGTAATTGCTCAACAAGCTAAATACGATGCTATTTCAGGTCAGGACAACATCTTAAAACTACAAGGTAAGTCTGAACGTGAAATTTTACAGATTAAGCAAACGCAAATTCAAGCGGTAATCAAAGCAACAGAGGCGCAGTTAATTCAACAAGAAGCTACTAAAAAAGCTCAGATTGAGGCTACCAAAAGAAACTATGACATTCTAAAAGCATTAACAAAAATTGGAATTGAAACATCGGTGCTTGCTTTTAGAGCTTTAGCTGCTCCAATAGATGCAGTTCTTGAAACCGCAAATGCCGTTGCTGATGCGTTAGGATTTGATAAAATTACAACCACCAACCTAAACAAAGAAATATCTAAGCTAACTGAAACCGCATCTGAAGCCGTCACTAAATTTATTTTTGACCCGAAAGCGATAGAAGATGAAGGGAATAAAACAATTCAAGAAACTAAAAATAAATTAGCTGCTTTAAAGAACGAGGCTGCAGGTTTTACACTTGCTATTAAAGAGATTGATAAGCCTGCTGAAAAAGTAGTTGAAAAGGCTAAAAAAGAAGTTGAGGAAATGGAAATTTTCAAACTCAACTCAGTAAGAACAATTTCATCTCAAATCCAAGAAGAAAGACGTAAAGAACTTGAAGCCGAAATGGCAAACTCTCTTGAAAAAAGACGGATTGCAAAAGAGGAGGCTGATGCTATAATTGCCCTTGAAGAAAAAAAGAAAAAAGCTCGTGAAGATGCGTTAACGGCAACGGCATCAACTCTTGGTCAAATTTCGGAATTATTTGGACAACAAACTGCAGCGGGTAAGGCAGCAGCAATTGCAGAGGCTACAATACAAACTTATTTGTCAGCTCAAAAGGCTTATCAATCTACGGTAGGCATTCCAGTTGTAGGCCCTGTACTTGCACCTATCAATGCAGGTTTGGCTATTGCAGCAGGTATTAAAAACATTAAAGCAATCACGGCAGTTAAAACACCTGATGGTGGCGGTGGCGGTGGTGGTAACCTATCAAATAACTTTACGTCAGGCGCACAAGCTCCATCGTTTAACGTGGTAGGCAACTCAGGCATGAACCAACTCGCACAAATTCAGCAAACACCAATCCAAGCGTATGTAGTTTCAGGGGAGGTAACATCCGCTCAGGCACTTGACCGCAACCGAGTCAAAAACGCAACATTGTAACAATTAAAAGTTGAATAAATATGCAGTATGGTTTTGTTTATTGTTGGAATAATGTTACTAATGGTAAGAAATATATCGGAAGTCATTTTGGCAATATACACGATTCATACATTGGAAGTGGTATTTATTTTAAAAGAGCATACATTAAAAATCCTAAAGATTTTATTAGAGATATTTTGTATGTCGGAATAAGATACCAAGAAGTAGAAGAAGAATTATTGATAAAAAATAATGCTCAATATAATAATCAATTTTACAATTTAAAAAATGCAAGTGTTGGTGGTTGGAGTCATTTAACTGAAGAATCTAAAAAAATGCGGTTGATTAATATGTCAAAAACAAAAAAGGGTAAATATCCTGAATGGTTGAGATATAACAAATCAGGTGAAAACAATCCAATGTATGCTAAAAAACATACTGCAACAACAAAAGAATTAATTTCAAAAAAAAGAGGCAGTGAACCTCGAAGCGTGAAACAAGTAATTGAAGTTACCACAAATAGAGTATTTGATTCAGTTACTAAATGCGCAATATATCATGGAGTAACACAACCAACAATGACTGCTTTAATTAGAAATGAAATTATTAAATCAGGTAAGTGTAAAAATCTAAAATTTAAATATGCCTAACGTAATTGAACTCGTAATCGACCCTAAAGATTTACAAAGCGGAATTGATGCCGTGAGTGTAGTCGAATCTCCTGCCATTGAGGAAAACTTTGTAGCCTTAGCAAAACACGAAGTAGAGCTCAAAGAGGTTGACAAAGAGAAACGCATCCTAATGGGAGCTGCTCTGATACCTAACAAAAAAATCTATCGTGTAAACGCAAAGAAAGAAGAGTACTACATCTACTTTTCTGAGGACACGGTGCGTCAAGCGATGGAGTTGTTCTTTAAAAACGGCAACCAATCTAACGCAACCTACGAACACAAGGATGCAGTCAAAGGAATGACCGTTGTAGAGTCTTGGTTGATTGAAGATGAGGTACACGATAAATCTAAAAAGTACGGCTTTAGCTTACCAAAAGGAACATGGATGATTTCCATGAAAGTGGATAACGATGAAGTATGGAATGACGTGAAAGCTGGCAAGGTTAAAGGCTTCTCAATTGAGGGTTATTTCGCTGATAAGTTAGAAATGTCTTTAGAGCAACAAAAGAAAAATGAAATTATTGAACAACTTAAAAACCTACTTAATGAGCAAATTTAAAACACCAAGCAAGGCAAGTCCAAGAGCAGGTAGCAAAAGAGGCTGCCTATGTGAAGACGGAACATACTCAACCAAGTGTTGTGATGGCAGTTTACAAGCACAAGGCATCGGTAAAACGGCAGAGGTAAACGAGCCTGCTCCTACTCAAACTGAGGTGAACGGAGTGAGAACTATCGTACGTCAAAACGGATAAAAATAAAACAAATATAAACACCGAAAATTAGATAAGTATGAATACTACAAAATCAGTTTACAATCGTTTGTTCGCAGAGAGCAAAGTGGAACTCGCTTCAGAGCGTATTGAGTTAGGTCTTGTTGAAGATATCCAAAAAGATTATGCTAAATACTCAAAATCGCAAATCAACGGA